CCGGCAGCCCTGTGGAGCGGTCATGGATACCGCAGCATTCCTGCGCCACATCCTCGCGGACGATGGTTACAAATGCATATGCATCAAGCTCGAAAAAGGCACCCACCACCGGTTTTTTCAATCATTTGAAGATGCTGCACAGTTCGCGCTCGCCAGCGACGCGCGCGGCCTGACCGTCTATCACGCTTGTGCGACGTTTTTATCACAGAGCAATCGCAAGCAGGAAAACGTTGCCTGGCTGAAATCGCTATACTCCGACGTTGATGTCGGAGCGGACAAGCCATACAAGACCCGGTCCGAAGCGTCAGCAGCACTGACCGATTTCCTGGCCGCCACCGGCCTGCCAGGCCCGACGGTCGTCTACAGCGGGCCGGTCGGCATGCACCTGTACTGGGTGCTCGAGCAGGCGTTACCGCCGGCGCGCTGGCGACCCTATGCGGTCGCGCTGCGCGCGCTGATGCGGCAGCACGGGTTTCACATCGACACCGCGCGCGCAGCCGACAGCGCGAGCGTGCTGCGCCCGCCTGGCACCCACAACCGCAAGCACGGGCTAGTTCACCCGGTGACGGTCGCGCACGTGTCGTCGCCGCTTCGGCTTGCCGAGCTGCCGTTGCGGCCGGTGGAAACTTATGTTCACGCTCATGCTGAAAGGAGCGTCCCCCGCTTGCTTGCGAGTGCGTCGGTTTATGGCGACGTACCCAGTGACGCGAACAAGGTCGCTGATGGGTGTGCTCAAATCGGAAACCTGCGCGATCAGAAAGGGAATGTTTCTTACTACCAATGGCTCTTCGGCATCTGGACGCTTCATCATTGCACCGATGGGGATGAGATTGCGCACAAGTGGTCAAGCGGCCACGATAACTATTCGTTTGAGGAAACACAACGCAAGCTCGACGAGGACAAGAGCCCGATCACCTGCGCAAAGTTTCACGAGCACAACCCCGATTTGTGTGAGGCATGTCCGTATTGGAAAAAGCTCGGCAGCCCATTGCAGCTCGGTAGGAACGTCGTGGGGCCTCAAGCCAAAGAAAGGCAAAGCAGCCAACTAGCCGTTAACTTCTCGACAAATGGGCCGCCGGTCGGGCAGGCCGGCGGCCTTAATGGCCACGCCAGCGCCTCCTCTTTCCTCAATACCGACGATGGGCTTTTTCATCTGAGCGAAGGCAAGAAAGGCGAGCCAATACATACGCTGATCTCAAGCCGGCCGATCGCGCTGGTCTCGGTCTGCCGCAGCGAGCGCAATCCGGATTTCTCGCTGCATTTCGAGATGACCATGCCGAAGGCCGGCACTATTCCGATTGCGGTCGGCCAGGGTATATTTTTCTCATCGCAAGGCATGCCCGAGCTGCACCGCCTGGGCGCGGTGATCCATGAACACGATCTCATGAGGCAATACGTGCGTGAGGAAATCGATAAGTTCAACAAAGAGCATGAGCCTGCTACGCGCTATGAGCAGATGGGGTGGAAAGAGCATGACAACGCGTTTCTTGTTGGACGGACGCTCTACCAGGGCGCAGAAACCATCACTTGCAACGTCTCGCCGGAGATTGAGCGACGTGCGCGTATGCTTGGTCCTCGATCAGGATCGCTACAGGCGTGGTCCGCTGCCGCTAATCAATTGTTCGCGGTTGGCTGCGAGCCGCATTCGTTTGCTCTCTGTTGCGCCTTCGGGGCCGTCCTTATGCACTTTCACAGCGAGGAGGGCGGTGCGATCGTCAACCTGGTTAGCGAGCAAAGTGCGACTGGCAAGACGACCGGCCTCGAGGCGGTAGCCTCGGTGTGGGGAGAGCTCGACGGTATTCGTCTGACCGACGACGACACGCGCGTATCACGCGGGCTTTTGCTTGGTACTCTCGGAAACTTGCCTTGCATATTTGATGAGCTGCACAAGCGCGATCCCGATGCCGTCCGGCAATTCTGCATCATGTTCACGAACGGCAGGGATAAGTTACGCGCGCGCCCTGATGGGTCTTTACGCGACCCGGTCGGCGACTGGCAGACCATCCTAGTGCTCGGCTCCAACCAGTCGATCGTCGATCTCTTGCAAGCGAAGGCCGCGGCCGAGGAGGCGCAGGCATTTCGCGTGCTCGAGTTTCACTGCACGCAAAATTTCGTCGGCCACGAGGGCGACCGCCTGCGCCGGACGCTGCGCGAAAATTCCGGCTGGGCAGGCGACGCCTTCATTCGCATGCTGATGCAGCCTGGCATGCTGGAGTTTGTCCGCAAGGAGCTCGAGCAGACCATGCATTTTTTCTGGGGCAAGGGTTTCGAGCGGCAGCACCGGTTCTGGGTGCGCTGCCTGGCCTGTGCCTATGTCGCCGGGCATCTGGTGCGTCATCGCGGCCTGCTCGAGTTCGATCCCGAGCGCATTGTAGACTGGGCGATCGCTCGCTGCATCGAGCGCATTAAAGGCGAGCTCAAGCGTACTAACGCGCAATTGCTCAACGAAGCGTTATACGAGATATGGGCGTCGACGCTGGTCGTCGATGTGGAGTTTAAGACCAAGAACATGTGTCAGGTGCTCTCCACACCAAACCCGAACAAGGGTTTCTACGCGCGGCGCGTGCGTGAGAGCGGACGCATGTATGTCTCACGCTCCTGGCTCTACAAATGGCTGACAGAGCATAACATCAACCGCAGCAATTTCATTCGCGAGCTGCAGGAGGCGCGCATCGTTGTCAATGCCAGCAAGTTCGTCACGCTCGGCGCCGGCACGCCGAGCCTGCACGGTGGCGGTCAGATCATGACGGTCGAGATCGACATGAAGCATCCGAAGATGGCGGACGCGCTCGAGGTAGCCGAGCGCGGCATCGACCTCAAGGTCATAAAGTTTCCCCGAGCGCCAGCAGACGCTCCTTCTCTTCCCGCATCATCTGAATGATCTTCGGCATGATGTCGAGCTGCCGGCGGCGCAGGATGGTGTCGTCGACCTTGATGCGGCTGTTGAGGATTGACTGCGCCGCGGCCAGCTTCAGGTTCATCAGACGTAGATGATCTGCATCCCCCCGATGCTCATCGAGGCAGGTTTCGAGGACATCGAGGGCTTTGTCGGTGATGCGGTCAAACTTGCTGGTGTCGGCTGATGATAGGACATCCCCTTCGCGTAACCGTGCTTCTGCAACAACGGCAACTCCCGTTTCAGGCGGTCCCCGATATCGGTCCTCCACATCGGGGAATTGGGGACGAGGATGGTCTCTAAGCGTTTGTAGACCGAACGTTGCGCCTCCCGCACTGTCGTCCCGCTGGCCGTCATCACCAGCACGTAATCCCCCGCCGTTCCCAGCATCTTTTGGCGGCCGCCCTCTTCGCCTGGTGCCTCGCACAGCATCATCTCGCACGGATGGAGGTGCTCCATCACCTCGTCCTGCTTGTACACCGGTATCCCGACCACCTCTTTCCGCGTCAGGTGACTGTAGGGATAGTCGGGCACGCTCAGGACGACGCCCGTGGAAATCTGCTTGGTGTCCAGCGCCAGGCTGTCCTTGCCGTCCACCAGGTCCATCAGCCATTCGCAGCAATCTCCCTTGTGCAGGCACTGCTGGATATTGAAGGTCGGCCAGCCTGGCCGCATGGTGAACTCGAGCGGCCAGGGCTGGCCTTGCGGATCGATTATACAATTCACGTCAACGTAACCGGTATGACCTGTGCGTAGCAGGTCATCCGTGAGCGGTAGTAGCATCTCCTCTGCTAGTTTCGACTTACGGACATATCTTAGCACGGTTCCCTGCTCGCCTGTCGAGCAGCCCAGGTTGCCGGTGCAAAGCTTTTTGAACTCGAAATTCTCGCACCATCCCTCGTTCCAGCCGTGCGGCCCGAGCCAGCCGCCGACCGCCATCTCGACACCCTCGATTTTCTCCTGCAGGATAAACGGGGGCTTGAGCTTAGAGGAGGCTTTCCAACGCTCGAGCATAAACAGCAGGTCGGTGTCACTCTGGGCGACGTAGCTCAAGGCCTTGTCGGCGTCGCCCGACGGTTTGGAGACGAATGGCCGCGCCTCTTTTTTTACGTAATGGATGGCCGCGTTGTAATCGTGGAACTCGCGATACTTGGGCACCTCAATCCCGTTTTCTTCAAGCATCTGCATGCCAAGGGTGCGATCAAGCTCCCATTCAGCGCTTTCCACTGTAGCTCCGCATACGGCGATGCCGTCCTTACGCGCGGCGCTCATGTTGTGGAGGTAGGTCGTGTTATCTGTCAGGAAAACCAGGTCAGCCCAGCGCAGGCTTGGCGCATAATCCGAAACTTTCGTCACAAGCCCCTCGCCGATGAATTTATTCTTATCGTTGGCCGGGAAAAACCATCGCACGTCATGATGGTCCCTTTGAGCGCGCATGACGAAGTCTAGGCCATGCGCGTGCTTACTGTCGATTACGAGCAGCTTCATTTTTCAATGCCAGCGCCGGCGGGATCGCTGCAATTGCCGCGATGC